GGACGAACAGGTACAAGTGTGTCGAAGCCACGCCATTCGACAATCCGAATCTTCCGGAGGACTACACGGACCAGTTTGAGGGTCTACCTCAGCATTGGTACGACCGCTTCGTCCTCGGCAGCCATGACGTCTTCACGGGTCAGATCTTTGTCGACTACGACCCCACCGTGCATGAGATCGACCCGTTCCGGATTCCCAGCAGTTGGGAGCGGTGGTGGTGCTTCGACCCGGGTATTCGGCACGAGGCGTGCTCGTTCTGGTTGGCCCGTGATTTCGACGGCAACTGCTTCGTCTACAGGGAGATCCTGGAACCGAACCAGACGATAGAGTGGTGGGCAACGCAAACCTTTGCAGCGGAGGCTGAGGATGACTGGGGAGGTCCTGACGAAGAAATCTTCCGGCGGCTTGTTGGGCCTGAAGCGCGAATACGATCCGCTAACGACGGAAAGTCCGTCTACGACCTACTGGGAGAATGTGGACTTTACCCTGAGTTCTCTGATCGCGACCCCGCCGCTCGGATTTCTCGGATCACCGAGTACCTTCGACCTAGCGCTGGACACCTACATCCACTCCGGATTGTGGAGGATGACCCTGCAGGATCTCCTCGCCTCTTTATCTTCAAATCGGAGACGGTGCCGAAGCTGCGAGACTACCTTCCGCAGTACAGATGGAAGCCGCAGCGGACGAACTTCACCGAAGAAGACTCAGCCGAGAAGCCACGAAAGAAAGACGACCACAACATCGACTGCCTCGGACATATCCTCGTCGCAATGGATGAGCTTCCTGATCCTGAGGTGGTCAATCGGCCTCGCACCGTTGCTGATATGGAGGCCAGAGAACTTGATGCCCACTTCGATGAGGAGCTCGAAGCTGCCATCGAGCGGTCGCTTGCTCGTGGCTACAGACCAGGCGCTCTCACGTCTACAGTCGGGTGAGGAGGAGGTATGACGGACTACAATGCTCAGCAACGGAAAGCAATGGCTTCTAAGGGACAGGCTCTCCCTGACGGCAGTTTTCCCATCGCCAACTGTGGTGACGCGGAGAACGCCATCCATGCCATTGGTAGGGCGACTAACACCGCGACAGCGCGAGCTCACATCAAGAAGCGCGTTGCCGCCCTGGGATGCTCTGGGTCCACCTTCGACAACTGGAAGTAGAGGAGCGATGCGCGAACAGCGAGATGAACAGGCGTGGACCGAGGCAGAGTGGGAGCGGATGTGGCCCATGCCCTCACGAGAGACCCCGAGCCCTGAGCCAACTCACCCCTGGGCGAGGATGGTCGACGATCAGGACGAGTGGCCAGGGTGGAAGGAGTTCAATGAGTCTGACACGCAGACAGATCCCAAGTCCTAACTATAGCTCCCGAGGAGGAGCGGCGGTGCGGCTGATAGTCGTACATACGGCTGAGGGCGCGACGAGCATCGAGTCGCTCGGCAACTTCTTCGCCAACCCCAGCAGTCAAGTCAGCAGCCACGTTGGCGCGGACGACAAGGCCAACACGGTGGGCGAGTACGTGAAGCGTGGCAACAAGGCATGGACTGCTGCCGACGCCAATCCCGTCGCGGTGCAGATCGAGCTGTGCGGTTTCGCCAGTTGGACAACGTCCACCTGGAAGAACAACCACGCCGAGATGCTGCGGAACTGTGCGAAGTGGATTGCCGAGGAGTCGGGCAAGTTTGGCGTTCCGATCACGAAGCTCTCGCCTGGTGCGGCGCAGGGTAGTGGTAGGGGCGTGTGTCAGCACAAGGATCTAGGCAGCTGGGGAGGGAATCACTCCGACTGTGGTAGCGGGTTCCCCATGGACTTCGTGCTGGACATGGCGAAAGACTATGCAGGCGGAGGAGGCGATTCAGGCGTGACTGAGCTACCGGCATGGTTCTGGGACTGGGCGATGTGGTACTACACCACGGATCGTGACAAGGCGAAACGTCCATCTGCAGCGCCGGATAAGATCCCGGACTGGGCGTGGGATCAGGGTGCGGAGGCCGACAGGATCGCGCAGCACAAGGGCATGACTGCGGGCGAGCGTGACTGGATCGACTGGCGCGAAGAGGGCAGTCCAGACGACAGTCGCCCTGACGTACCACAGACCATTCCTGATCGGTGGTGGGACGACAACAGCTACGTACTGGAGAAGTCGAAGGCGTGAGGTGTCAAAGTTCCGCCCGTCAGACTGGATCGCTCTCGTCCTTGCCGTCGGCTTGGTCATGATCGCCGCGGAGATAGGACTGGCGTTGATAATAAACGTGATCGAGGGCCACAATCCAACTCCCACACTCGGCGAGAACACTACCCAGGTGCTCATCGGTGTCACGGGTGGGCTGATCGGAGTCCTTGGCAGTTACCTGGGGTACAAGCGGTTCGAGCAAAGAGGAGACTGATGAACCACAACATTCAACTGGTGGAGCGAATGACGCTACCGCCGGCGACGTGCATGAAGTGCGGCAGGGGCAATACGCCGGACGGTGACACCGGCGAGGTGGGTCCGTTCCTTGACATGGGCTTGGAGTACAACTGGGGCGATTCAGGCTACCTGTGCATGGACTGCCTCGGGCTCATGGCTGTCACAGCGAACTGGATCTCGCCCGACACCGAGAAGCAACTTCGCAAGGAAATCAAGCGGCTAGAGAAGAAGCTGCACGACAAGAATGCGGAGCTTGACATTCGGGCTAGGCGTGAGGGCGCTGCGATTCGGCGGGCACGCGCCGCGGAGACGCTCGCATGACCTGGGCGCTTCTGGGCATATTGCTTGTCGTTCTTGTCGTCACCCTGACAGGTGCGTTCCTGTTTCTCCAGAGCGTCTCTCAAACGCTTGCTAACGCACTCTCAACGCTCGAACGAGTGCATACGAACGATGGGAAGCGTATCGACCAGGTCCTCGATCGCCTCCTCGCTGCGGACTTCGAGACGTTCAAGCAGTACCAACTTGCTGAGGAAGCTGACATCGGGGGTCAGGAGTTCCCCGAAGAGGAGCCCGAAGTCCGGTTGGAGATCCCGGGCGTCACCCGCAACTACGGCGCAGTCGACCTGCAGGCTGCGGCGGACGAACGTCGCATCCTGATGGAGGACTTCCCGGAGGAAGCTGAGGTCTAATGGCTCGCATAGGTGAGTGCAAGAACGACGCAGACCTCCTTTCGGCGGTCATGGCTGCGCGCGAGCGACGGTTGAACCAGCGTCGAGGGTGGGAAATCACCTGGTGGAACAACTTGGCGCTAGTCGCGGGCGATCATTACGCCACATGGGACCCTGCGAGGTCGCTATACATCGACCGAGATCCGACATTTGACCCCGTGATCGACGCCAAAGAGAAGAAACCGCGGATGGTCATCAACCACGCACTCTCTGTGGCGCGGACAGAGCTCTCGAAGCTCACCAAAAGCAAGCCAATCACCGACGTGATCGCCAATTCCGACGCTGCGGTGGACATTGCGGCCGCGAAGGTCGGTCGAAACGCTCTCGATTACGCCGAGTGGAAGTTTAGGCTGCCTCGGATGCGAAAACAAGCCCTGTGGTGGATGATCCAGACGGGCTTGGGAGCGCTGTACGTCGGGTGGGACTCGAAGAACGATGAGGCAGGCAATATTGACTTCGTGATCGACCCCGCTACAGGTGATCCGACGTTCTCGCCGATCCGTCAGAAGGAATTGCAGCAGATGGTGGACGATGGGATCCTCGACGAGCTCCCCAAGGAGTCATATCCGATGGGTGAGCTCGAGTACAAGGTGTTCTCACCGTTCCAGTTGCTCCCCGACGAGAGCGCGCTGGACTTCGATCAGATTAGAGATCTGATAACTACTGAGGTTGCTGACGTGGACACGATCAAGGGTGAGTACGGCGCGAAGGCGAAGGATATTCAGCCTGAGATGGTGAACCTCGGTACGATGGAGAGGCGCATCATGCAGCGTGCGGGGTGGTGGAATTGGCGCGCAGGCTACAACGCGGACAATGCGTGCTACATTCACACGTTCTGGTTGCTGCCTAAGACGTACCACAGCAATTCGTACCTCAACGGTGGTAAGTACATGCGCTGGTGTCAGGGTAAGATCCTTGACGTCTCGCCTGGATTCCCCTTCCAAGACGAGCGGATGCCGTTCGTCTTCTTCCAACACATCCCGCAGGCTAGCAGCATTTGGCCTGACACCGTGATAAACCACATCCGTGGACCGAACCTCGAGGTGGACAAGATTGTTAGCCAACTCATCGAGGCGAAGGACTACATGGCCAACCCGATGTGGCGCGTGGCGACGCAGCAGAAGGTCAAGGGGCAGATCAAAGCCGCCGCGGGGTCGATCCTGAGGTATGTCCATGTGCCGAACGTACCGCCTCCAGAACCGATTCAAGGTCTCCAACTGCCACAGCAGGTTGAGTCGCTCCTTGCTGGCCTGCGTGAGCAGATCATGGAGATATCGGGGCAATCTGAGGTCGCGCACGGCAACGTACCTACAGGTGTGCGAAGCGGTGTCGCAGTCGCTTACCTCCAGGAGGAGGACGATACGAAGATTGCCCCGACAATTGACAACATGGAGTATGCGATAGCACTGGAAGGTAGCCTCACGCTCGAGCGATTCTCACAGTTCTATGTCGTGGATCGCATCGTCCAGTTCTATCGCCCCGATGGCAGGTTCGACGCCATGAAGTTCAAGGGCGCTAACCTGAAGAATAACACCGAGGTCGTTTGTCAAGCTGGGAGCGCCATGCCGAGGTCGAAGGCGGCCAAGCAACAGTACACGCTGGAGCTTGTGTCCCTCGGTGTTCTTACCGACCCCGAGAAGATCGAGGAGATGCTCGACATCGGTAGTGGCGCTCCCTCGGTGCAGGACATGAACATCGCGCAGGCTAACCGTGAGAATAACGTCATGCTACATGGTCTGGCGATAGGCATGTTCCACCTCCGACCTGGTGCGACTCAGGAGCAACAGGAGCAGACTGTCGCCGCCGCGGTGCCGGTGAAGGCGTGGCAAGATCACGCACTCCACATCATGCACCACACCATGCAAATGATGGATGAGGAGTTTGACAAGCTCTCAATCACTCACCCCGGTATAGTCCGGCTCTTCGACGAACATGTTGCTCAACACCAGAAAATGATGGCGGATCAACAGGCAGCTTCGCAACAGGCGATGATGGCCGCAAAGGGCGCGCCTGAGGGCGCAGGTGGTGTGCCTGCCGGTAACGGTGGGCCACCACCGGGTGGTGTACCTGGCATGGTTCGTCAGCAGACAGCAATCCCCGACATAATCGGCGGCGGTCAAACGCAGATGATCGCTCGCCGTGAACCTGCACTTGCTGGACAACCACGACCGACTACGCCTGGGGGTAGGTAGTGCCGTACGCCAACATGCCTAAGTCGAAGTGGGCAGTGATGGATCGCTGCGTCACTGACGTGAAGGCTAAGGGCAAGGGCAAGAATGCCTACGCCATCTGCTATGCCTCCATAATGGGGGCAGACGTAGCATCTGCTGCGCAGAAAAGACTGAAGGGAGGTAAATAACAATGTCCGAAGTAGCACTCGAGGACCTCACCAAGGATGAGCTGAAGATGAAGCTCGACGAAGCCGGCATCGAGTACGACGAGCACGACAAGAAGGCCGACCTCATCGAGAAGCTCGAGGCCGAGGAGCCGGAGGAGGAGGGAGTCGACGACGACGAAGCCGGTGAGGACGAGGAGGCTGAAGAGACCGAGGAAGGCGAAGAGGAAGAGGGCGAGGAGCCAACACCCGAGCACGTCGGACCTCAGGGGACAGACGCCGGCATCGCGGTCTGGCCTTCGGAGGAGTACCCCGAGAAGCGGCCCATCGAGGTCGACATCGCGAGAGTCGATCCGGGTGAGCCAGTGGAGGGCGAGCACGAACCGCCACTCAACGGTGAGTCCTGGGTCGTTCTCGACGGCGACCACGAGCTCGTCGGCGAGGAGTACGACGGTCACGTCGCAGGCGTCATCGACTATCCCACTGTGGTCGAGCAGGATCCAGACACAGGTGCGATCACTCGGTACATGCCTGACGAAGGGCTGGTCACCGTGCGGGATCGTGGGCAGGGCACGACGCTCATCTTGCCGCTCGATGCGTTCAAGGAGATCCACAGAAACGGAAGGCCGGATCGGTATGCCTGAGCTCGCAATACAGCGCGGCGAACCACCAGAGCTACCCGGCGAAGTCCTAGCTCCCCTCACGGGGGAGTCATGGGGCATTCTTGACGGCACTCAGCCAGGCGTGCCCTCGAGATTCGATGGCCACTTTGCGGCGGTCATTGACGCCCCTGTGGCATCAAAGCAAGATCCGGTCTCAGGACAAATCACCTACTACCTCCCCGATGCGGCGATTATCACGGTCCGTGAGCTCGCTCAGGGCGTGTTGCTCAGCTTGCCACTGACCGCGTTCACGCAGATCAATACTGGGGGCGGACGACCTGGGATAGTGCATTTTGCCTAAGGACATTCGTAACCTGAACGACGCTCTCGAGGTCATCGACGGTTTGGCCATGCACACCTCGCAGGGCTCGTTCGTCAAGGTCAGCGACCTACGCAAGCTATTCGAGGAGAAGCGCGAAGTGCTGGAGGCTGAGCTGGAGGATCGCATCGAACGACGCATCCCCTATCGCATGACTCCAGAGAAGGCTCGCCGGCTCGCTATGCGGGACGAGAAGCTCCGTGAGGACTTCCCCGCACAGCCTCCGCGTGAGCCAGGTAAGTCGGTTCCGGCAGGCCCAACCGCCAACGAGGGCGTAAAATCGTAGGCCAGGAAGGCAACCATGGGTGAGATGGCAGACAGGATGCAGGCGCAAATCGAAGCCGATGGAGGCCTAGAGGGCGCGGCTGCAGTACCGGGTACCGGAATGGAGGATCAATCACGTTCGCCCGCGGGGGCGGAAAACGCCGACAATCAGCGTGGTGGTCCACCTGAGACGATTCCGTACTCCCGATTCCAGGAGGTAAATACCCGTTACCAGGATCTCAAGCAGTACGAGGCCCTGGAGCAATACGGGATCGAACCGGACTCCGCGGTTCGCTTGGCGAACTTCGAAGCTGCTTACGTGCAGGATCCCAAGGGCATCATCAACACCCTGATCGACAGTCAACAGGACTTGTCCGACGAGACGAAGGCTGCGATGAGGTCACTCTTGCAGCAGGAGTCTCGTGCTGGCGCTCGAGATGACGGTCAAGGTGAAGAGGGTGCTGCGCTTCCTCCTGATGTACAGCGCAGGCTTGAGCAGGTCGACCAAATCATGGCAGAACGTGAGGCGGCCGAATCCCAGCAACGCCTGGACCTTGTAGTTCGTCACTGGGATGGCTTGGATGAGCAGGACGGTATGTCCGTCCCCGAACGCACGAAGCTTGTGTGGATCTCGGCCGCCGCTGCACGCGGTGGATTCACGACTCTTGAGGAGTTGTCCGAGGCCGCTCGGCAATCGTACTTCGAGGACAGGGACCATACCTTGGGATCAGCCATTCGGTCGAGAGACACGGGAACGCCTCGCTCGGTGCCCGGTAGTGCAGCTGCGCAGGCGGCTCCACCGGAGGAGTTCAAGGACTTCGGTGCAGCCAACAAGCAGATCCTCGCGGACATCAAGGCTGGGCGTTTGCCCGGAATCGAACAGGAGAGCTGAGATGACGATGACAGTTGCCATCAAAGCTCGCGGCACCATGGGTGACATGTTCTCCAAGGTCGTCGACTTCACGCTGGACAACTCCTACCCCACAGGTGGGTGGCCAGTGTTAGCGCAGGCTTGTGGTTATGGGGCGAATGGGACCATCCTCTATGTGGATATCACGAGCGCGAAGCTCGGGTATCTGCTCGAGTATGACCACGTCGCCAACAAGATCAAGGCCTACGTGACTGGTGCCAGCGGGGCTCAGATGACCGAGTTGGGGGCTGCTAGCGCGGCGCTCAACGGCGTCGTCGCCCGTGCCGTGGTCTTTGGCAAAGGCTCTCCCGGTTAGTGAGGAGCTGACATGGTACAGACTACCACATCAGCTGACGCGATCCTTCAGAACTACTACCTCCCTGTGGTACGGGAGATGGTAAACCAGCGTGCGATTCTCCTCTTCGGATACTCGCCGCCGGAACTGGAGGCTGGAGCGGGCACGATGAATGCCGCGAATGGCGAGACCATGGACTATCGTGGGATTTCCCGCGATGCGGACGTGGTCGAGTTCGCCGGCCGCCAGTGGGTCATCGCGCTGCACATCACTCGTAACGAGTCAGGTACGGCTCGCGCAGAGGGCTCGACGCTCCCCACACCGGGTCAGCAGGGATGGGCGGACATCATGGACAAGGTCCGCAAACTCTACAAGCAGATCCAACTCACGGGCTTCTCCATGGAGGTCACTGAGCGCAATCTGGGCGCGTACCTGCGCCTGCTCGAAGGTGAGACTGTCGGTGCGGTGAATGACCTCCGCAAGGACATGAACCGGCAGGCCTTCGGTGATCAGACTGGAACGCTTGCACAGATCACCGCCAAGGCGGTCAACACCTTCAACGTCGATAACCTGCAGTACCTCCGGGTCGGCATGTATATCGACCTCGTGAACCAGTCCACGAACGCGGTGCTTGTCTCGCGGGTGCAGATCACCGCGATCTCGCAGGACGGCAACCGCACGATCACGTACTCCGGGGCAGATCAGTCTGCCGGCATCACTGTCGGTACTCACGTACCGTGCGTGGAAGGCAACTGGCAGAACGAGATCAATGGTCTCAAGAAGATCATGCGCTCGGATCTGTCTCAGAATTACCTGCTCCACAGCATCGACTGCTCTGTGGCAGGGAACCAGTACTGGCAGGCCAAGCAGCAGAACGGCAACAACTCCACCTTCGACGAAGATCTCGGTCAGCTGCTCCTCGACCAGATCGGCGCTGAGGGTTGGGAAACTCAGTTGCTCATCGGTACCCGCGGTATCCGCCGTCGGTATGTGAACACGCTGAAGTCCCAGAAGCGCTGGAACGATGCGCTGGCTGGGACGATGCACGGCGGGTTCAAGTACATCGACTACAACGGGTTCCCGTTGGTCTTCGATGACGACTGCCCGAAGCAGTACCTGTTCTTCATCCGCCCGGACGACTTGCTGTGGGTGCAGCTCAACGGTAACGACTTCCGGTGGATGAACAGGGACGGCGCGATCCTGCGTAAGGTCGAGAACCCCGACACAGACGCCTACAAGGCGACCCTCTACAAGTACTGTGACCTCGGCGTTTTCCGGCGCAAGACGCAGGGCGTGTTCTACAACCTCGCGGACGACATCCCGTAACTCACTCCGGGATAGGAGGCGGACGATGGAGATGCTTCCTCTCAAAGCTTGGTATAACCACGATCGTGGCGTCATCGAGCTAGAAGACGATGTGCTTTCCATCGTCCGCCAAGTCCGTGAGCTGTATGGCCGTCGGATCACCATTGAACTTCTCCCAGAAAATCCCGAACCGTATGCGTTCGTAGAGCACTGTGAGGACAAAGTCGACCGACTCATCTTCACCTGCGTTGATCTAGATGGTCGCGCTCTCGAGCGTCTCCAGAGATCTGACAGTCACAGCCGTCAATACGTCGACCCCTATGAAGAAGCGGAACGTGCTCAAGACCGCGAACAGGAGCTCAGAGATGAACACAGCAAAGAGCAACTGCGCGAGGTCGGTGAGGAAATAGCCTACACACTGAAGCGCGAGGGCAAGGCCGAGTCGCTCCCACTCACTGTGGGTCTGAGCAAAGGACACACGCAGCGTGCCAAACGCTAACGGTCAACTCCAGTTGCAGGACTACGACGATGCGCTCGTAGCGCGTGGGTTCGACGGGTACCAGCCTAATGAGCGGTACCAGATCATCAACTTCGCCTACCGTTACCTTGCTCGTAAATACCCGTGGATGTGGGAGGAGACATCGCAGTCGTACACGATCAATCCGGGTGATCCGCCATTGGTGGTTAGCGGTATGGGACCTCTGGGTGCGGACAATGTGCGTCAGGTCACTGTAACCACAGATCCTTGGCGGAGGAAGCTGCCAGTCATGCGGCAGGACGTGTTCGAGCGGAAATGGTTACCGCTTGACCTGACGAATCCACAGAACTGGAGCGCTGCGGCGGATTGGTACTACGTCTATAACGGCGCGATCTATATCCTCCCACCGTCGCAGTCCGTGATCACGGTGATGGTGTACTTCAGGCAGTACCTCATCGACATGGTAGCTTTCTCAGATACGCCAGCTACACCGCAACTCCTCGACGAGGTGATACTCGATGCAGCACTGATGCGCTGTCATAGACGCGCGCAGGAGCTGCAGCTCGCGCAGGAGGCTCAGGGTAGGGTCGATGAAGCCATCGCTGACATGCTCGCCAATGAGGCGTGGCTGATGGAGGAGCAACAGGAAAGGGTGGTACCTGATAATCAGTGGCTCTGATGCCCTCCGATATGACAGTTACGCGCGAGACGGTTTACCAGTGGATCGAGGAGTGGAACAAGAGCAAGAAATCTGAGACGCTCGAGGAGTGGGTTCGCCGTCAGGTCAAGGAGCTGAACCTCGATGACATAATGGTTCGTACCGTGGGTCATGAGGACCTCGACGACATAACTCCGCTCGACGATCTCATCATCATGGACCTAGGATCGTACCGAAATGGCCCAGGTAGCTGACACCAAAAGTGTAGAGGTTCGCACTCAGGGCTTCGCTGACGGCATCAATATGCAGTATGCGCCTGATCTCCTAGCGCCTACTGAGGTGCGTCGCGCGGAGAACGGGTTCCTTGATGAGCGCGGCGGGTTCACTAAGCGATTGGGTTGCCAGAATCAGGGACCCGTGGGCGTGGCGACTGACCGAATTATCAGCTGCTACACTTTCAGGCGGGGAGATGCGCTTCAGCCGCAGTTTATGATTCATACCTCGGCGGGTAGTGTGTACTGGACAGCTGATCCCACCGTGACGCCTACAGTGTGGAATCTGGTCGGGGCAGCTGGTAGTTTCTCGAAAGTCCAACCTATGTCTTGGGAAACCTACCAAGGCATGGTGTTTTTCTGTGCGGGAGTAGCACCGTTCTCGTCGTGGGATGGTGCGAACTATACCACCTATCCATCTGCGCCCAGCGCTAGATACCTACGCCTGTGGAAGGACACTATGTGGGCAGCGGGCGTGGTGAATTATCCTGATCGTCTGTACTCGAGCGCTCCGGGTGATGCAACGACATGGCCTGCAGCGAACTGGGTTGACATTCGCCATGGTGATGGCGATACGATCCGAGCGCTTGCGTCTGACGGGATCTATCTCCTCGTAGGTAAGCGCAATACGGGGTCACTTGTTACTGACCCGTCAACCTTCACTAATCGCGTCTACGACTACGAGAAGGGGATTGAAAGTCACTGGTCGGTGATACAGCATGAAGCGGGAATCTTCTACCTGACGCGGCGTGGTGTTGCACACTGGGAAGGTGATACGCCCTCGACGCTCATCTCGTATAAGATAGATCCCCTGTTCGACCCCCACGTCTTGAACTTCGACCAACTTCAGTACTCATGGGCTTACGCATCTGGGCAGAAGGTGTCGTGGGCTGTACCTGAGGTTGGGCAGACGACTAATAACTTGCAGATCAACTACTACCCGCGCCTGGCGATGCTCACTGCGTTGGGTATTCGTGGCCTGGGTCCATGGAGCCTTGACAGGATTCCGATGACCTGCGCGAATCTGTATCGTTGGCAGACGGTCATCCGCCTGTTCGGTGGGTCGAGTAAGACCAATGCGTTGTACTGGATCTTCGCTGACACCGCAGGTGAGGACGACGGGACGCCGTTCACAGCGTCTCTAGAGACTGCGGCGTATGACTTTGGGGCACCGATCTACGAGAAATACATACGCCGTATGCGCGTACTGGGACGTGGGAAGTTCAACGTCCAACTGCGTCGGAACTTCGGGATTGATATCTACAAGAGCATGTTCGTCGATCTTAGCTCCGAGGTAGATATCTGGGGTAATGGTAATTGGGACCCCACTAAGGATTGGGGTCCTGACGCTAACGTCAAGGAGACTACTGTCAATCCTGATGCCTACGGGCGGTACTTCTCGATTCTCTTCACCGATCAGGACACTACTGTCGGTGAATACTACACCCCTGTGGGCTCCAAAGATGTTCCGATTCCGTCGGGGCAGTGGACTATCCTAGCCTGCGGCCTCGATGGCTACCTACTGGGGGTGCGTCAGGTATGAGTCTCTACAACATTGTAAACCCAGCCTCCATGGTTGCTGGGCAACCCGAAGACGTCTCGCAGGTCCTTGCGAACTTCCAAGCCATCCAGGCAGTCCTCAACGGCGGGATCGACGACTCCAACATCAACGCGACTGGCGCGATCAGCCCCAGCAAACTAGCAGGCTATCCGAATGACGCGACGAAGGCGCTCTTCGGTAACGGCACGTGGAAAGCAGCACTTGACCTCACGAATAATGGGCTTCAGGTAATGGCGAACGGTGGCTCGTTCAGCACTGGTCCCGTGCTCGGCGGCTTCACCGGCTCGCAGACGATCGGCACCCTGCTCAACGGCGGCGGCGCCGGCACGATCCGCAACTTCGGCAGCCTCGCGACCGACGGCGCGCTCACGGCCGGGATCACGACCGACACGCAGCCGCGCTTCCAGTTCACCGTCGCTGGCCTGATGAGCTGGGGACCGGGCAACGCGGCGGTCGACACGAACCTCTACCGGGGCGCAGCGGGCCAGCTCAAGACCGACAACACCTTCGTTGCGAACGTCCTCTCGACCGGGCCGGGGGCCGTGACGCCTGGCGCAGGCGGGATCGCTGGCACCTCGATCCTCAACAACGGCTACATCATGTCCAGCGCCGCCGCTGCCAACACGGGCGGCCTGTTTATGACGGTGCCCGCCGACACGCAGTGGCGGTTCACGATCGACCACAACGGGCTGCTGACCTGGGGCACCGGCGCGGCTGCGGGCGACACGCAGGTGCGCCGCAGCGGCGTCAACCAGCTCGACCTGTACACCACCAGCTACGGCACCTGGCGGGCCGCCGCGTTCACCGTCTTATCCGACCGCGAGACAAAGAAGACCATCAAAGAGTTCAAGAAACCGCCAGTCGAGAAGTTGCTCGCTGCGAAGATCTACACCTATCGGCGGGACAAGACACCTGATCGCCATCTCGGCTTGATGGCTGATGAACTACCTGAGGAGGTCGTTGTCAGTGGACCTGTACTCGACGGTGATGGTGAGGTAGCTCAAGATTCGATGGACTTCGTGGATCTCTACAAACTAACTACGATGCTAGTTGCGACGGCACAGCATCTCGACCAGCGACTCGCTAAGTTGGAGGGGGCATCGTGAGGCAACTAGAGTTCGTCAAGATCGTCCTCACCACTGTGGTGCAGGTCCGTGAAGATGGCAAAGTTGTCGATGAGATGCTTAGCAATCCCGTCTCCTGTTACTCACCTGAGTCGATGGTGACTATCTGGGACAACACACAGGCAGAAGTCAACAAGCATAACTCTCAACAGGCAGAGGAAGTACTACCTGAGGGATGACTGTAACGACGCCCCCACAGCGCCCGATGCGTACTGCTGCAGCGAACCAGCAGATCTGGACGGTTTGGACCATGCTGTTGTGGTTTATGAACAGCGTCTACGATCCGCAGATCGCGCAGCTTCTGAGTGACTTCGCAAACGCGAAGCAGATTCAATCGGGCAGCGTGTCGATGACCTCCCTACAGCAACTTATCACTCACGGTCTCAACATGCCGTACTCGGTCGTACTTACACCCACCTCACAGCTTCAGGTAAATGCCGGATCCATCACGGTTCCGAGTCAGACTGTGAAGGACGATGGCTTGTGGGGCCCAGATGACGTGACAATGCCTGCTCAGAACGTAGGCTTCCCTGTGCCTTCAGCGCAGTACTGGGCTGCGGGCAAAGCGAATAAGCAGTTCTACCTCCAACTCTCAACTGCGGTTGTCATAGGCAACCCGACCTTCGACTGGATGGTGGTACAGCAGTGAGTGCACTCGCACCGAACCCACAGACGGCGTCAGGTATCGGCGGCGCTGCACCTCCGTCACTACCACAGGCGGGTATTCTTCCTCCCGCACCACCGGGGGGTGAGTACACTGATCCAACGTATCTGCAGCAGGATGCGATCCTCCGCGCAAACATCAACCAGCGATACGGTACGTTCCTCGATCAGCTTGGCTACACAAATCCCGCTACAGGTGCACATACACCCGGCAGTATCGAGAGGAATGCAGCTGCTGCGGAGGATCTAGCACGTCAGGGCGTCAGCGATGCAGACATCCAGAACACCATGAATATGGATCGTGCGAGTACGCTGTTCAGTGGGTACCGTGGGACTGCGCAGGCGAAACTGGAGGAGCCGTACTGGCAGTCGATTGCGAAGACTGAGTTGGCAGTGCCAGAGCAGATGGGCAAGGCGTACACTGGTGCTGAGAATCTCGTCAGTGCCTACAACCAGCAGAATCTCGTCAACCTCGGTAATGCTGCAGCGCGAGCTACTGCTTGGAGTACGAAGAATCCGCCACCGCCTGGCACTGAGTACCAGATTGATCCGACGCAGGGCTTGGCGTATGGTGCGGGCGATTACGTCGCTCCGTATTCTGACACAGGGTACGCTACTTCCGGCGTTCCCGCGCCAATCACGCCCATGGCGGGGGGTGGTGAGGTCACGCAGCCCACCAATGCGATCATCGGCGAGGCAGGCCCCGAGTCTGTGGTCCCGCGCACAGCTCTAACCCCGGAGGAGAATACGATGCTCAGTGGTCTACAGGAAGCTGCACAGTCACGACTGAATCCTGGCACCCAGGCTCAGGGTGGTCAGATGATTGAGGGCGGAGCGAATCCGCCTTCGGCCACTCTGCAGCGAGGTGTCACGGGACCAGACACTGTTCCGAGTCCTGGTCCCGTATACCCGGGTCAGCCCGGTATCCACTACTTCGGCCCAGGTGGTTCGGGTGTCGCGTACCCTCAGGTTCCCGCACCACCTGCTGAGTCGCTGTACGATCAGGGCAATCAACTTGGCGCCTACAGTGTGTGGGCAGGTCGTCACCCGCTAGCGATGTCAGGCCACGCCTTCGTTCCCGACTGGGTACACGATGCTCTAGCGCAACTCTCGTCGCATTACTACCCAGCGGGTCTGCATTACCCCACGCCTCTAGCTGACCCGCGTATGCTCCCGCCGGCGAGCATGTTCCCGCCACCCGTCCGTCGAGTGGATCCCCCGATCCGAAGTTTCCCTCCGATCCATTTCCCAATCCTTCCTCCGGGTCACATTCTCCCACCAGGACCGCCAATCGGTAGGATCTAATGGCCGCTACCGTAACAGCATCGGCGAATAACCCCAGCGATCCGGGTAGTAATCCTAACCCGATCACGACGCCGTACACCATCGCGCAGCTTCAGACGCTTGCGCAGCAGCAAGCTGCATCGACGATTACTGGCGAGGTAGCTCCTCTTCAGTCACAGGTCAAGACGTATCAGGGTGAGCAGGCTCAGGCGCGGCAGGACATCTCGCAGGAAGGCTCACAACTCCTGCCGTATGTAAATGCTTCCGCTCAGGCAGTACAGTCGTCTCAGGACGAGGCGACACAGCAGGAGATGAACGTCTTTGCAGCCGAAGGCACGCGCATGAACCAGGTCCATCAGCAACTCGCTGCGCAGGCTCAGCAACTCGCGCAGCAAATGGGTGGACCTGTAAGTACAGCGGACTTCACCCAGTCGATTGCCCCGTATGAGGCGCAGGTTCCTGCTGCACAAGCGGGGGGTGTGCTCAACGCATTGGGCGTCGCGCAGGGCAACACAGAGGAAGCCCAGGCGTTTGCAGGCCAGGTGTTCCCTGCACTAATGACCAACGAACAAGCGAAGTCTGACGCCTTCTTCAACGATCAGATCAAGACGCTCAACGACACGATAGATAAGTACCAGGCATCGAAGTCTGACCTCGTGAACACCAACCTCGCAACGCTCCTCGAGAAGGAGCGAGCGTTCACTGCGCAGCAGGCTACACTCGCGATGGATAAGACGAAGATGGCCCGCGATTGGCAGGTGCAGGAGCAGGCAGTCGACGCCTCGCAGGAGCGCGACAAGCTGGCGAAGGAGGCAGCGAAGCTCGCTGGCATTCGTACTGCCACAGAGGTGACGAGGGCGAACATCGAGAAGTACCGTGCGGTCCACCAGGTATCTGAGGCGCAGGCACGTCTGGGTCTGCAGAGGCAGGCGTTGCAGGCTCGCGTGCAGCACGAGAATCTGACCTCGCAGGTAGGTATCCAGCGATTGCAGGAGTCCTACAACAAGGATGTCCAGAAGTTCCTGCAGACTGCGGGTGTCGGTGGTAAGACCATCAGCATGACGCACCGCGCCTTCCTTCCCAAGGGAAGTCTTGCTGCGTTGTCAGCGCAGTCAGGTAAGGGATCCTACTACTACTCCAAGGATGCCCCGGCCGGCATGACGCACTGGTACAAGATCGCCCACGAGACCACTGCGTCCAACACCGCAGGCACTCCGATCAGCGACCCGAACAAGCTGTACGACATGGCTACCAACGCATTCCCCAACCTACCTAAGCCGTTCCTCATCAAACAGGTCCGCGCAAGGACTGGGTTGACGAACTGGGTGCCAGGTCAGCAGGTTGTCTACGGCAGCCAGCAACTGCACCGCATGCCGCTACCTGAGCTAGGCGCTGTGGCGAAGGATAAGGGGTACAAGGGTAAGACGGGCAAAGCTTACAGGCAGGCGATGACTGACTTCATCCTCCAAGCGACTCCACCCACCGGGTAGATGGCGCTCATCGGTCCAGGAGGGAACCTGATTCGGCCCAGGTTGGGTCAGGGTTACACGGGTCGGCTCCCTGGCATGGACTTCGATCCATCGCGAGGGCTCCCCTCACCACCACAGGGCATTCCACACATTCACGGACTCGCACTACCGCCGATCAACTTCGGTGCTGTGGCACAAGTCGGCCGCGCTGAGCAGCAGCAAGACCAAGCGCAGGCTGAGGCGCGTCAGGACCAGATGCGGCCCTTCAACCTCACTAACATCGGACCGAAGGTACCGGGATTGCTGCGTGCGCCTGGGTTTGGTGCGCCGCTACCGAAGGTGCCGAAGTTGCCGAAGCTGAACGCCTCTGAGGAAAAGGCGTTGGATGTCAGTCAGCATCCGATGATCTACAAGGACCCGGGTCTGAAGATCAACAAGCTTATCATGCAGCCTACCCCGGCGATGAGAGCTCAGCTCAACTACAACCCTGGACTCGCGGCAAGTCATCGAATCACTCAGCAGGTGGCAGAATCTTCACCCTCGTGGACTGGGTGGAATGATCCCAAGAATCCGTTCGGCAAACAGCAGGCTGAGCGATTCGCTCAGGTGGCGCGCAACCTCGAGCAGGGTAAGTGGGGTCCCGGCACGGGTGTGACTGCTACGCAGGCGCAGGACTACGCAACGAGGCAGGCGCAAGCGCGGACGCAGACAGGATTCTTGTCACCCGCTATGCAGTCGAGCTTCATACCTACACCACTCCTTGGCTTTGCACAGCGGTTCGGTACTGAGGCTGCGCAGACAGGTGTCGCGCTCGGTCCGAGTCTGTATAATCTCGGCAAGCATCTGTACCTTGGCGGCGCAGAACTTGGTCAGAAGACCTCTGAAGCGATGGGTATGAAGCCAGGCGGTACTCAGATCACGGGTCAGGGTACGTACTTCAAGAACCTCGCCGACCAACAGTACCAGCAGTACAAGAACATCTTCACGGGACCAGGCAGTATTGCCGGTGCGTTCTGGCGGCAGCCGTTCAATACGTCGATGGCTATCTTGCCGTTTGTCTCGGCGGGTGCAGGCGCTGCACTGAAGGTGGGAGATATCGCTGACACGGCAGCGCTCGCACGCGCAGGTGAGATAACACCACTTGAGGCAGCGGGTCAGGTTGGCAAGACTCTACTCAGACGGCCGGTGTACGACCGTACACTCACCGCCTCACCTGAGGCAGGACCTCATATCTCAATATTCCACGGTGGGCCATCTGAGCTGGAGAGTGGATACTTGAAACCAGCCACGAAGGTCGGCGATTTCTACGGTGGGCGTGGGGTATTTGCCTCGGATTCTAAGGATGCAGCGGGCGTGTACGCTGGCATGCACCCTGATGGTACAGTCCACGAGCTTCGCGTACCGAAGAAGTCAATCGCCGACGTATCTAAACCCATCACTCCTGCGATGCGGCGAGTATTTGAGCCCATGATGGGTGATCTACCGAAGGGCATAACGCTCAAGGAGGTCTTCCACCGAGTTGCTGACCACCCGAGTCAGGAACTTCAGAACCTAATCAAGCCAGTCACTGCGGATGAGTTACATGCACCCACAACCCTCACACCTGAGGACCTCGCAGCGATGGCAAAGGGTACATACGAACCGCCTGGCGGTTGGGATCCGAGTCAGGCGCCAGAACTCAGACCTGGTCAGGTACGCGTGGGCTCGTTGAAGCCAGGCGATCACTTCCACTTCCACGGTACAGAGTACCGCGTGATTGGTCCCGCTGAATCAGGCATGCCCGGGCGAATCGACGTGGAAACCATCCAGGGTGCACACCACGATTTCTACCAGGAGCGCGCAGCTCAAGGTATCCCGAACGAGATGTCGAAACTCGCACCTGTAGACCCGCTCAAGGTGCATGAAGGCCCCATCCCTGAGCAGTCGTACCTTACCGAAGGCCAGCGGATGCAGATCGCCAACATCCTCGCCAAGCATGCTCACCTCTCGCAGGATCCCATGGTGCCGGACATGCACATCGAGCATGCCTCCGACATCGGCAGTAGTCACATGACGCAGGTCTACTCCAACACTGACCCGCTGCACTACGGTGCTAACAATGTCGAGGATATTCCGGCCATCCGCGATCTAATCAACAAGTACCGCGGTGAGGGTACGCACTACGAGTGGCCGGCGAATGTCGCAGATCTGCTACAGGAGCAAAGTGGGCTGCCAGATGAACTTCGACCAACCGGCGCCAACTCTGTGGCAAACGTCCACTTCCGCAACCACAGTGACGCACAGGACTTCGCTAGGGAGGTTGATGCGCTGAGGTCAGAGGGCCATGACTTCGTCTCGATGTACCACCACATCAACCCCGATACTGAGGGTGACATCCCCGACACTCTCCACACGTGGAAGCAGATGTTTACTCCCGGCAATGCCTTCGGCGGGGACGCATACGGTGCGGCAGTGTTGAAGGACCTCGAGAAGATCACTGGCAAAGCACTGCCTGCAGTACGTGGTGCGGCGACGACTCCACTTATCGATGACCTCCACAAGGCGTTGTCTGAGATCGGGATTCACGGCATCAAGTTCCCGCCTAACACCACCGAGGACGATATTGCTAACTTCCTCGATGCCTTGGGCAAAGATCCAAATGGCCCCGAGGCGCAGGCCGCGTACAAGGGACTGCGAGGTTCGAGCGAGTACAAGCTGTGGCACGAACCGCTCCTGAAGAATGCGATGCACAGGCCGTACGATCTGACTCTGCCACCCGCAAAGAGCTCACTCGGCATGCTAATCCAGAAGCATATCCTCGATCCGGCTACGGAGGCTTCGCTGCGTGACGGGTTGCTTGGTGTGAGGCCGAAACTGCGGATCATGGGACGTGACGTAGAGATCCCGAACCCGTTGGTGGGTCGCCTGCAGGATCGGTACGGTAAGTTCATGCGACGTGACCGAGAGATGCGAACTCAGATGGAGCGAGGCGCTGCTGAGGTGCGCTTGGCCAAGGTCTTCGGGATGAAGGGACCTTACGATAAGCTTGCGCCACCCGCACAGATCCCCCTGCGCGATATCCGCGAGGGTCCTGTTCATCCGGGTGAGGTACAGAAGTTGGCCTACGCTGAGGGCACCGCTCGCGTTCATGCTGAGGAGTGGCATAATCTCTACAACGGTGCGAGTGGACCGAACGCAAACATCCTCCAGAACCTCAAGGACTGGGTCGCTGTCAGGAAGCCACCTGACCGAGCGGACATCATCAAGAACGCGAAGGCCTACAACAGCGAGGCAAACCAAGCCAGGCAGTGGGACAAGACGGTTGTGCAGAACACTGAGAAGGAGAACGTAGTAGACCAGATCAGGGCTGCACCGCACGACTATGCCTACATACCGAAGCGCGTCTGGAATCAATACCGTCCAAGAGATCCTAGCCTCGGTTTGCTCCAGAAGCCAGTCAACACGGTGGATAACGTCACCCAGCTTGTGCGCTCAGGTCGATTTCTCCACCCCGGTTATGCTGCGTGGGCAGTACAGAATGGCATCCTGCACCTCTCGCAGGCTGGCATGTACGCATGGCGTAACGCCTCGTGGGTGAAGAACCAGTGGGACAAACTGTCACCCGAAGCTAAGGCGATGTACGACAACTCTGTAGGCGCCGGTCACTACGGTGGTGGTATCACACGCGCCACAGCAGGTAGTGAGACCACGAAGCTAGGCCCGCTCAATGTCGGGGAGGCAATTCCCGGTGCGAAGTCACTAGTCGGTAAGGCAGCTCGCTTCTGGCACTCTGTGGACGATGCGCCATTCCGCAGGATGAGTCTCGCACACGAACTCCACCGTTACCTGAAGCCCGGCGTTCACGGTGGCAAGCTCACCGCTGCCGAGGTAGAGCACTTCATGCGTACTGATCCCGCTGCGTTCCGCGCAGTCGCACGGCAGGCACAGCGTGAAGCCATCGACTACAGTGAGATGGGACCGATGGAGCGCGCGACACTGCAGAAGCTATTCACTGCGTGGGGATGGACGCGTGGCGCGACGACATTCGCCGGTCGCTTCCCGTTCCAGCATCCGTGGCAGGCCTCTACCGCAGCGGCGCTGGGTGAGAACGAAGCCAAGAAGATCGACAACTACTACATGCAGCATGGTGGTGCACCACCTGCGTGGTTGGCTGGTTCGATGCCCATTGGTAAGGGTAACAATCCTTGGCTCCTCGCGGGCAGTGACATCAACCCCATGGAAACTGCCGGTCAGCTTGTGCAAGCGATGGGTGGACTGACGCAGGGTCAAACTCAGTCACTCGCAGGCCTCGAGGCACCAGGTCCTGCTGCACTGCTCGAGTACGGCACTGGCGTTACGAAGTACGGTCAGCAGCTTCGCGGTCAGCAGCGTTGGGAGCAACCGATCCAGGATCTCATCTCGCGGTTCGAACCGTACGCTGCAGGCAAAACACTCTTCGGTTCCAAGAAGGGTGGCGGTACATTCGCGCAGGGTCCCGCAGCCGCTGCCCTACAGTTCGCTGGCATTCCGCTCAGCAAGGCAACGAACATCAAGCAGACCGCCGCCCTCGGACTGAAGGACCTCGAGCAGAATGCTTCGCCAGCCGACGCGGTGCGAATCCGACTCAACTTCGATCTACACTCGCTACCACAGCAGGTGGCGATGATGCAGAAGCGTGGCGTGAACGTCTCGCCTCACATGATCTCACAGGTGCGTGGTGACATGGAGGCTGAGGCACAGATGAAACTGTGGCAGTTGAACTACGCAGCCGCACATGGCGCGAAGAGCTTCAAGTCGCTGCCGCCGATCAACCGTTTCCAGGCTGGCGTACAGTTCCTGCAGCAGCATGGTCACATCTCACCCGCTACAGCGCAGGGATACCTCTCACAGATCGCTGGCATCAAGGATGACACACTCCTCACGTCAATGGCTAGCACACTGTGGGGTGACACTGGTATCGGCGTCGCCGCTAAGAACTGGAAGTCTGCAGTGAAGACTGCAACGCCACCGTCAAAGACTCCGGCGAGGCCATAGTGGCTGGTATCGGACCATATCTGGCAACGATCAGGGCTGCGTCTGCGCACTTCGGTATTCCGCAGGGTCTCCTTGAGAAGCAGATCATGGTGGAGTCGGGGGGCGATCCTCGTGCGAGATCTCCTGTTGGTGCACTTGGGTTGATGCAGCTCATGCCCGGCACCGCTCGAGGGTTGGGTGTGGGTAACCCGATGAACCCAGTCGAGAACATCATGGGCGGCGCGAAGTACCTGCGGGATCAGTACGACCGGTTCGGTAGTTGGCCTAAGGCGCTCGCAGCATACAACGCGGGACCTGGTGCTGTGGTACAAGCGGGTGGGGTGCCGTCGTTTGCGCAGCACTATGTCAATGACATTCTCAATGGTGGGATACCCCCAAGCGTGGGGGCTGCTCCTCCGGCCGTCACTGCCTCGGCACCTGGGTTGAGCGCCCCTGCGATGTCTGCCCCTGCGGTTTCCCGACTCGGCGGGTTACCGCCCATGATGGCGAAGGCTGAGAACCTCGCGTCGCAGGCTCAGCAGTCGATCAGTCTGACTGGGACAGGAGACGGATCAACCTTGACACTACCTAACATACCCGGTCCTAACTGGCAGTCGTATCTACCCCAGCAGGCGAAGGGACGCGAGCCCTCACAAGTCGAGGGGGGTAATCGTCTGCCCATGGTTGGCACAGATATTCCGACCGCTGCGAAGAGTGGTCACGGTGGCGGGTTCTTGCCGCAGGGTGCGATGTACCTCGCAGGCAGGCACGATCAGGGGCAGGACTTCCAGACGAATCCAGGTGGTCCGATCATCGCCCCGGGTAGCGGTGTCGTGATCGCCGTCAAGTCTGACCCTCACGGCTTCGGTCCATCGTACCCGATCGTCCACTTTACCTCGGGTCCATACAAGGGGCAGAACGTCTACATCGGGCACACGATCTCCCAGCTGGGGCAGGGTGACAAGTTCAAGGAGGGTGAAGTCATCTCGGTCACAGGTGGTAAGGGTCAGACCATCGGCAATGCGACTGTGCCTGGGTGGGCTGAGATCGGATACGCGAACCACCTCGGTATCCCGGGTGTGTTCGGTCAGAGAGTGCCTTTCTAAGATCGTACCCTAGCCCCTCTCCTCCGCTTTACCCCAGCGGGGCATCAAGGCTCGGGTGCGTAGGGGGTGAGGGTTACCTTCGCAGGCCCTCACCCCCGATAGATAATTGTCGGCACTCCACGTTTCTCGCACTGCCCAAGCATGTTCTTACTACCCTTGGACTTAGTGATGTTGCGGTGGAAGCCGATCGCTTCTGTGGGCTGACCCTCGACAAGCATCTGACGGTTACGAATCGGCCCAGCAGCTCTACCGTACTTACTCCATTCCGCGGGAAACTTCAGCACACGAATGCCCAATTCCTCGGCGGCGAGGCGAGCCATGCTATCTGCACCATCCGCCTCGCCCTCAATCACTACATCAGGCATCCGACGCTTGATCTCCCGCTTGACCGCGGCATAGTCATCCCACGCGCGGTCTCCGAAGACTAGCAATCGACGTTTCATGTGACGATCATACATGTCGGAACACGCAGAGTCAACTTGACAGATCCCTACGGATCAAAGAACGTGTGAGTGACACATTCGCGTCATCGCAAACGTCGGATATGTCACAGAAGCCCGCAAAGTGCGGCGCTGTTAGGCCAAGGATTCCAGCCCCGTATGCGCCACAGTGCGTGAGCTAGATCCAGTTGTCGTCGGGGACTCGCGTTAGCGGGATCACCCCTCCCGCCGACGGATCGCCACGTCGACCATGCGAACTGCATACCCCCACGGTAATACGGGTTCCTCTTGTCGTGCCAACTGCCTTCGTAGTGGTGGACGCACATAGCGCCACGAACCCACCAACGAGGCAGCGGTCTTGCGCTAGCGGAATCTACGAACTGGCTCAGTCCCATTGTAGCGACGAGGCCAGTCAGTACTACCAAACGTGGCATGCTCTACCTCCTGGTCGATGATCGACAGCAGGCGAGATACCTCCCTGACCGTTGTGAACACGATGGCGTAACCGCCAGCATCAGCGATTTCGTCAAGGATGGCTGCTTGCTTAGCCGTGGCGTGGTTGCCTGGCATCTTCGCCTCTGCCCCTACGAATCTACCCTTGTAGCAGCATAGTAGATCCGGTATTCCTATCTCCTGAAAGGAATCTGCACCTCCCTGTATCTTGAAGGGCCGCCCTCCGCGAAGCACGATTGTCTGACGTGCTTTCGACACAAGCTTCCCTTCTGGTTGACGAGTCATGGTAAGAGTATACCAAAGTGAGGAGGCGCCGCCCGCGAAGTACGACGCCTCCTCTCCGCGCGCTGCGGGGTTATCGGTGAGCCATCCTATGCTCTTGGACAGTCACCGAACGTAGGTGGTCGGGGTTGACACAGATCTTGTTACCGCAGATGTGGTGGATATGATGTCCGTCGGGGATCGGTCCGCGATAGTGCTCATATGAAGCGCGGTGTGCGTACACGTACTTACCCTCGATGTGCAGAGATCCTCGACCTTTCTCGTCGATATATCCAGTCCACACCCAGCAACTGTCATCGTCTTCCTCGACCCTCTTGAGGAATCTGGCGAGGTGCCAGTCGTTCACAACTCCTCGACATCCACATCCTCTAAGTCTTCTTCATCTTCGTCGTCGTCCTCAGCTTCCTCTTCCTCTTCTTCCTCATACTCCTCTTCCTCTGATTCTTCATCCTCCTCCTCGGCTGAGTCTTCGGTCGCGGTGTAGTGCTTCTTCTGCTGATAGTCCACGATCTGGCTGCGGACCTGGTTGTTGTACTCGTCGTCCTCGACGGTGACCATGAGCACCTTGCCGTAGACCTGCTCGGGGTCGAAGTTCAAGACCTTGCCGGCGATGTTCTTGCCTGTCGCGGCGAAGATCAGGTTGCGCAGATTCCACAGGGCGCCTGGCTTCAGGGACGTGCGGTCGTACAACGTCTTGCCCTTGTACTTCGTGGGCTGCACGATCTGGAAACGCCAGTTGAAGTACCTGCCTCCCGTGTTCTCTGACTTGCGTACTTCTGCGCTCATCGGCTTGACGAGATAGTCGCCCTCGGGTACACGTGCTGCCCGACTGCCTGAGCGAATCTCCTTCTCTACACCACTGAAGTCGATCCGGATCTTCTTACCCACTGTTACTTCCTCCTTCATAGATCTGCTCTAGCATGTCCGCGAGATCTGGCGCATCTACGTACTCGGGGAACACACCGTTGCGATCCTTCGAGATGTAGTGCTCCGAGTCGCCGAGCAGTAGCCGGCGCCTGATCTCTTTGCGCGCGGTCTTCGTCTTCTTATTGCGGATTACCACCTCCCTCTTCGTGAGATAGCCAATAGTTCCGACAGCAGCCTTGAGCGTCTTCTCAATACTTGGCGATACTTCGGGTCCGTAAAGTATCTCGCTGTCTTCGTCCTCGTCATCACCTGTTTGCTTCGCCCGTAGCTGAGCGACGAAGATGACGTTGAGTGGTAGGTTGCGGAAGTTAGTAATCTGGGTTCGCATGAGCTTTCCGACCTTGCCCCACGCTTGCCGGCTCGGCATATCGGGGTCACGACTAGCGTCACGAGCAGCCTCGTCCCCCAGTACAAAGTCCATGCAGATATTCTGGAGGTTACTGACCGTGTCCACAGCGAAGGATTCATACGGATGGTCTCCCTCCTGCAGGAACCAGTAGATGTCGATGACCTCACGCCAGTACTCGATCTGAATGAAGTCCGGGTTGATGTCGCGGCGGACGGAGTCGTGCCCCTTGTCGTTCACGTCCATCACCAGCACCTTCGGTGCAGTCGCAGCGAACCGTGTCTTGCCAGCACCGCTGTCCCCGTAGACGAGGAAGTTCTGATTGTGCGGGAGTTCGCTCGCTGGGTGGATCTTCGCGCGAACGCGAGCACTAACGTCAGTCCTTGAGGAGGTCGGGCGTCTCCGTCTCGGCATACCGTTCATCCTCCGTTGTGTAGTCCTGCTTGATCAGCCCGTCGATATCTAGCCCCGCATACTCCGCGACGCATAGGCTGTGGTATTCGCATCCCCACCTACAATTATAGGTGTAACTGCGTGGGGCGAAGCGGCTTCGGCGCTGGATGTCCCTGACAGAGACCACGAACTCGAGCAGTGTTTGCTTGATCTTGTGATCCTCGACCGGTATGCGCTCACGTCTGAACCACAACACCTCCCGACCCTTCAGCTCGCGCAACTTCTCGCGGTACACTGCCTTGGCGTAGTCCTTCCACATGTCACCGTGCAGTTCCTTGATCGCCCACAGGTAGGTGTAGTAGTCAGTGTCCATACGCTTGCGCGTCGAGAGGGTACCCCTCTTGAGAACTTGCGGGAGTGCAGGAGCTTTCGTTCGACCGTAGTCGTAGATGAACCCGCGCACATCGTACCGACGCTTCCTAGCCGCCCACACGTACATGGCATTCTGTGGGCTCATCATGCGGTCGTCGTCATCGGGGATGGTTCTTACCCATTTGGCATCACGGATCCAAAGACCGCCGTACTCCTCGTCCTGGACCATGAGGTCGATGCGACCCTTGAACGGGAATCCTCGACCAACCTTCGGTAGCGGGTACTCGATGACAAACTCGATGGCAGGCTTACCGCTATGCAGTGCTGCAACTCTGTATTGATCTGCCTCGTCACGCCAGAATCGCAGGTAAGACCTGAACAGCCGGTAGCATTCTGTGGGTAGGTCACCGTACTCCTCCTTCTCCTCGTCGAACATGCCCTCGTACTCCTCGACGAAGCGAGCATGCACGTCCTGCCACGGTTCGTACTTGATCCTGAAGCCAGACTCGCGTGCCCACTGACGGTTGTGAGCTGCTTGTAGTTCGTGAAGCCATGTCCCTCGGTGTAGCTGTACCTTGTGTCGCTTCGGTACGAGCTCCACACCCTCACCACCATAGTCATAGCGGAATGAATATTGCTTCTGACACCGACGGAACTGTTTGATCCTCGATTGATTCATCCCTGGCATTATGCCTCGATTCCTAGCCCCGACGCATCGGGCGTGCCCGTCCAGTGCTGCGCCCACTCTACGTCCACAATGATGGGGATGTCGATCTCTACACCGAACGTCTTCTTCAACGGCAAGTTCTCCATCACCTCCTTGATGATCGGCGCGATCTCTGCCACTCTATCCTCGCGGACCTGGAGGAAGATCGCGTCGTGAAGCGTGCCGACAATGAACGCGCTACGGGGGTCAAGACGAGGCTGCAGCTGAACCATGGAGAACAGCATGAGATCTGACGCAGTTGCTTGTACCGGGGAATTGATGGCCTGACGTTCGGCCTCCATACGCACACCGTTATCCGAGGATAAGATGTCCGGAAGGTGACGTATTCGCCCGAGGGGGGATACGACGCGGTGGTAATTGTGGGCAACACGTCTCTGACGGTCATGCCACGCCTCCAGGTCGTGGAACATTGTGAAGTACTGCTTGCGTGCAAGCTCAGCCTCGCTGATCGTGACCTCGACGCCGTAGTTCTCGAAGGCGTAGGCTTGGAACTTCTTCGGATACATACCGTACAGGAACCCGAAGTTGACAGCCTTCGCGCGCTTACGCTCCTCCTTCGTCACGTCCAACGGTGACTTCCCAGTAAGCGAGCACGCGGTCACGAGGTGCAAATCCTGCCCAGTCAGGAACGATCTTCGCATTCTCCTCTCTTTGGCGATGTGGGCAGCGATGCGTAACTCGATCTGGCTGTAGTCCGCTTGTACGAAGAGCCACCCCGGAGGCGCACCAATCACACCACGTATGAAGGAATCCCTCGGTACCTGTTGCAGGTCCCCAGACAAACGCCCAGTCACTGTACCATACAACTTGTACGTCGTGTGGAGGCGGCTTCGTGAATCTAACCTGGTGGACCAGGGCAAAAGGTACGTGTTCATCCACTTCAGTTGTAGCGTTCTGTACTCGAGAAGCGCTTGGACAGCGGGGTGATCGTGATAGTGAAGTAGGACTGCCTCTCGTGTGGAGGGACGCCCCGAAGCTGTCGTCTCAAGCGGGGAAAGCCCAAGCCCTCTCTTAGAGAAAAGCCAACGCCCAAGTTGCTGGGTGGAATTGAAGTTGAAGTCCTCTTGCCAACGGTGTGGAAGATGCTCACGCAACACCTCCTTGCGGTCGTCGATCTCACCCCGCAAGACCTCCATCCTGTGGAACAGTCTCTTGCGGTCGACGTACATGCCAGCTGCTTCGACCTGCTGCACCACATGCGAGGCCGGCATCATCAGCTTGGCGAACAGTCGCGTCAGCCGTGGTTGCGCGATCAGTTCCTCACGCAGCCGAGGGTAGATCTGGTGCGTGTAGCCTACATCGTTACCGTTGTAGCTCGCGATGCGCCTGAGGGGTTCCTTCATTATCTTCTCAGGTTTGAGTTCGACCATCCCCTTATACACGTCAGCCCCGAGTACTGACTGAGACAGGAAGCCGAGGTTCTTCGGGCGGTTTTCATCTAGCAGGTGCGCAGCCAGCATTATGTCGAATCGGTGCTCAAGGAAAACCCGAGCTCCTGCCAGTTGCTGGTTATCATGCTTGCCATTTTGAGCAACAAGTTTGAGGTCAGCTCGTCGCAGTGCAGGTCCGAGATATCTGAGGACATTCTGCCATTTACTTCGAAAAGGACTCTGGGGGTGCGAGAGTGGGACGACATACGTGGTCTCTCCATCCCAACTGATACCGAGGCAGACCACATCCCATTCTCCTTCCCACGGTCGACCTCGATTCTCCACGTCGTATGACACAACTGTACCCGGGGGAAGTTGCTCGAGTTGACGTCTGAGCCATCGAACGGTGGCGGCATTGCCGACGTACTTACTCTTGACAGGGACGACTTGGAACTCACCACGCATCATCCTCGCGAATCGCTTGACATCCTCCGCTAGCGTCGAGTGCTGCCCCGGATTGCGGAGGATATACGCCGGGTGAAACGTCGCCATGACCTGACGATTAGCCCACACAGGATCCTTGACCTTGAGACGAACACCTCTCTGCTTCGTAATCCCAGACTTTCGAGCCACAGCTTGTAGGGCAGCGTTACCAAGTAGTAGTACCCATCGAGGGTTACAAGCGCGAGCCTCGCGTTCGAGGTACATTCGACAAGCTTCGAACTCGACCCGATCTGGACGACGGTTGTCAGGCGGACGGCACTTGACGACGTTGGTAACATACACGGCATCACGATCAAGACCCGCCTCGTGGAGAAGCGTATCGAGGAGCTTTCCAGCTCGCCCGGAAAAAACACGCCCAGTTGCGGCTTCGTTCTCACCTGGTGCCTCCCCAATAATCATCACGCGGCTGCTCGGATCGCCGCTGCCCATCACGCAGACCCGACCTGTGGTTTCGTGGAGTGAGCATCTCTCGCAGTCGTGGTCGGCGTACTTGTCGAGTGCAGACCTATACATCGTAGACGTGGTAGCTCACGACGCCTGCCTCATCAAGTAGTTCGATGCCGTCGCTGAGTCGGTACTCTTCGCGGTAATACACTTCCTGGATCCCTGCAGCGATTATCAAGCGTGAGCACGCGACGCACGGTGACATGCTCACGAGCATGATGCTGTGATCTGTCGAGATGCCCTGCTTCGCTGCGAAGGCGATGCTGTTTGCTTCAGCGTGCGTCGCACGTTCGCACGGCTCATCGGTGCCGTGATCGCAGTGCTCGATGCCGGGGGGAGCACCGTTGAACCCCCAGCTGATCGCACGACCGTCACGAATGATGAGAGCACCCACCGCCTTGCGGGGGCAAGTGCTGAGTTCACCTATCTTGTCCGCGATCTGCATGAAGACGCGGAGCTTCTCTGTCCTGGTAACGATGGATGTCTCCTTTGTGGACATGGAATGAGTACGCGGTGAAGTGCAGGTCCCCGACCTCGACACCCTGCCAACCATCGCCGAGGTAGTACAGTTTGTCGTTCACCCACTGCGCAAGCCGCACCGCCATGTAGATGTCATCGCGGAAGTGACGGACAGCATCGCACGAGCGAATCGCATACCACAGGTGGAGCAGATTGTCGCGCATGAGGAAATGGTAGTGTAGCGTGCAGGGTACGCGACCACCATGCTTCGACCCGGTATCCTCGGGGAAGAAGATCGGGAACGTAGCTTGCCTCGTGTGTGGGTTCTCAGCGAGCAGGCTTACAACGTCGTTGAGATTCCCGTAGTGGTAGCGTATACCCCAGACGTTCGTCGGTGGCCAGAACCGCTCCTGGTAGGTGTGCGTGAACTTGCCGTCGAGCATGGTGTACTCGTCTTGATCGTTCCACCATGGCCACGTCTTGTACCATTGACCTGGGTTCGACGGTTCACCACCCACACGCTCCTGGAAGTGATTCTCTGCCCACGGGATGTTGGGCATGATTAGTGCCGCAGCTTCCTCACGCGACTCGGGCATCTTCGCTGACCACTGTAGGTTCATCACCTCCTGCGTCACGAGGTCAGGATGACCCTCGGTTGATACACCCTGCCAGTGTCCAGGGTCTACCTCACCACCCTCGTCGAACAGGTAGTTGAGGCTGTCGAGGATCGCGTCGTCGATCCACTGGTATCGGTTCAGCGCAAAGGCGCCCACGTCAAATCCTTGACCGTGACGGTTGGTAGATAGTCTTCAGCGATGTACTCACGGTACCTCCTCATCACTCGCTTGAGTGGACCGTACTTATTGTCGTGGATCCCGTTCGCTGTGTAATCCACGATCTTGTCGTACCACTTACCAACGAGGGGTAAGCGCGTAGCTCAGGTTTTGAGAGGTCGCGGATGTAGTCGGTCTTGTAGAGCATCGGCAGTGACTTGAACCCGTGGAACTGCAGTGCGTCTACGTGCCAGACAAACCTAAATTCCTCAGGAGCAACACCCACTTTCCTGCCGATAGTTCTTGCAAGGACGTGGGCAAGTGCAAGATCAAGCCCTCCGATGTAGGCGATGTACGAAACTCGGCTATGAAGGCAGAGGGTGGGAGGCTCTCGTCGAACATTACCGCGATACGTAAAGGCAAGCATACAGTTACCCCACCGATGTCTCTTGCTGTATCGCTCCACGTCACGGGCGAACATAGTTGTGCAAGCTCCCTTTGCTCCCGATCCCTGCGCGAGTTCCGTCGCCTTGCCGACGAACTGAACAAGCTGCTTAGGTTCAACGTAGTCCCTCACCAATCTCGTCCAACGCTGCTTGTTCAACCACAAGTCACGACCCATATCCAGGTCGAACGCCATGCTATCACAGCTCAGGACGTTGTCGTAGCTGATGGTGTCGGCCGATCCAACGCAGTCTATGAGGCCATTCTCTAGTGTGCCCTTCCACATGCGCCAGATCGACCCACGCCACAGTTCGGACAGGTCAGTGTAGTTACGCCGTATCACTTGCCTGTCCCATTATTGCTGACACTGAGAATCCTGTCGGCCTCGACGTGAGCAGGTACTGTTTTGTCCTCTCGGTTGAGGATCAGCTGCCCCAGAGTTGTGGGATCGCGTTGGTCTCTCGTGTCAGCAAGCTTGGTCACTGAGTTATACCATCCTTTGGGTGCAGTACCCAATCACGGTGTTTGACTTTGTCCCATGCCTCGTTGATCGCGTCCATCAGGCCGAAGCCCTCGAGGTCTGCCAACCCCATCATGAAGATGACGAGGTCAGCACACCCGTCGCGGATCTCTGCGTCGTGGTCGACACCCTCCCCACGAATACCCTGTGCGCGCTTGAGTAGGTGATGAGCAATCTCACCCAGTTCCTCAGTCATGCCAAGCATGATCTGCTCGCGTGTCTGGTTCGGGAAGTTGTGCTGAAGCCAGTAGCGATGCTCGCCCTGAACCGTCCTCAGGTCACGGCTTCGAGATGGTCTATCAGTGTGTCCCATGCACTCTCCTCCGTGTAGTCGTACTTGAGCACGTTGTCGTACAGCGCCTGCGACCACATCGCATACGCAGACCAGTAGGCGTTGTTGACCTTGAGCAGCGTCTCGACGTCCACGCCCA